CGAACATATACACTATATCGCACGGGAACTTGGTTAGACTAAGGAGAAGCCCTAGTAACCCGGGGTGCAAAAGGGTGTACGCCCCTTTTGCCCAGAAGGGCCCAATCCACTCAAGGCAGACGCAATCCGGTGCTCCACGGGCACTGTTGCATGCACTGTCGAGGGACGTCTGATCATGAAGAGGTTCGCACACCACCTCCCCGAAATATGGTCTGGAAGGGAGTCAAGAGGGGGGGACATTTTAATTAGCGACGCGATATAGAGATCTGATTCAGGGCTGTTGAGGCCCCCGCTCGAACCAGGCCTACAGAAGCTGGTATACGGGACTTAACCATGTTAATAGTAACACCCTGGCCACGTATCCATCTTACGGACCAGAGCTTTTGGATCATAGAGAGATTCACACTGAATTCGAGTTTCACTAGAGGCTGTTCAGACGACACTTTGGCTATGGCCTTGCTTAGGTTGTTCAGGCTATCTGTTAAGATGGTCCGACCTCCCTGTGCTCTTGCGGCCTCCGCATCAGTCCAAACATCTACAAGTGCGTTTCGCATCAGGTCAAGGAGTCCAGAGCGTGCCCTTTTGTGCATTTCGGTATTATGAGAGATTAAACCCGCCAGTAGTTCGGTGATCCGTGTGATCTCGGCCTCACTAGCCTGGATGATCGGGTGAGAAGGTTCAAGTTTAGCAATAGAATCAATATACTTACTGATTTCACCAGAAGTAATTGATGTTGGGATCCCCAAGACTGCCCACAAGTGTTCGACAGATAAAGGAGATTTCGTATAAAATGCATATCTCTGTGCAATAGCCGAGGAGATTGCCAGTGTGGCACGGAGTAGAGCGTCTAAACGCTTAAGTTGGTTCACGGCTGCAGTATAGGTGAAGACGTCTATTATATCCTGTCGGGTAAGTGGTGTCCCCTCATACCATTTACTGTAATCAGCCAGATGGAACTGATCATTGGGTAAAGGCGCGGTCAGCCCACACACTTCCTCTGGGAGGATGTTCATAATCATTACTTCACGGAAAGAATCAGGATCACATACAGAGAACATAAGTGTGGTATTACGATCTGACGTTAACTTAAACCCCCTCTTCGTTAGATCGTCTTGTAAAGTTGGAGCTAGCTTACCATCTCTTGCCACTTTGGCCAAGAGTTTAACTGAAATGGTTGTATATTCGACCCCTTCGATGAAGATCCGCTTACAGATCTCTGCCGCTGAGAGCGCGTCCGCCCGACAAACGACTGATTTCGATAAGTTGACTGGAACACCGAGGTACCCCATTATTGCGAGATAAGAAGAAGAGACATCGTTGCGACACATTGTGTTATCATCACCCAAGACACGGTAGTCTTTGTATCCATGGACCTTATTCAACTCGGCCGCGTGCTGGACGATGAAGTGATGTGTTAATGCTAACATTGGAAAAGAAGATCTGGCTCCCATTGGTTGACCAGTTGCATAGCGGACTTTGGTTCCATCAGGTGTAAGGAAATCTCTACATGTTAATATCTCTTTCCATGTGTTAGCTAGATTGTGGGAACCAGTCAAGTGCTCTAAGATCTGTACTTGAAGCGATATAGGTAGTCGGTCTGTTGCAGCAGTTAAGTCGAAGGAGTTCACCTCCAGGTTAGACGTGCCTGTCCATTCCCTTACCTTATTGGCTATGCCATCTTGATCAAAGGTTCCGTCCATCTCTAGATTACGTAAGAAGTGGTTTATTGTATTGTGCAAAGGTGTAAGGACCATCTGTGTCCAATAATCGACTATAGCGACTATACGGGTCTTGCCCCCCCATTCCTCGATCGCGTGGAGTCGCCCAAGAGCTACATCTACCGGTTGGCATGCTTCCGTTGATGGTGTCGGGATACAAGAAAGGAGATCCTTGAGAATGTGTTCCATCTTACTCTCTTTCAAG